AGTTGGTTAGTGGGACCACCCACATCGCCAAGGATATTAATGTTGCCATTTGCGTCAACTGTGACAAGCTTAGTACCCATAACGCGGTAGCAAACACCATAGAACTCGATCCCACCGCGGTCGATGCCTGGGCCTGTAGCAAACTGCACTACGCCATCACCAGGTCGAAGATAACCGTTTGAGATGCCGCTGCGAATCGCAACAGGCACCATGTTCACCGGGTAAGACTGGCGAAAGTCTGGGGCCGTGTCGGCAAAGACGCCGTTGAGAATAGGGATCTGCATTACTTCTTCGTTGCCTCGTAGCGTTTAAGAAGCGACCTGCCCTTTGCGGCAAGCCTGGCTGCGGCTGAAGATGTACTCGGTGCGGCCTCGCCCCATGCTCTTGCAGCCAGGGCAAGCCTTGTGGGTTTGCCATCTTTCTGAAGCGGCCCAGAAGGGTTTGTGTAGAAGCGAGTAAGGAAAGATCCTTTCCTTCTCATCTTCTCAGGAGTGTCTGCTGGACCTTTGACCCCAGGCTTTAGGTTTGCACCCTCAGTCTTCTTAAAGTGCGCTCTGCCTGCTGCTGTCAGCCCACCTTTCGGGTCTTTAATCATTTTAGAAGGTCACGGTTAATTTATAGGCTTCGAGCTTCACAACATTGTTGGCTGTTGCAGGTTGTGCGGTAAAAACAAAGAGTTGATCTTCCATCGCATTGACGTTTAAAAACACATTGGCACCCGTTGAAAGACCATGACCGACCTGGTTGGCTGCGTTGCTGACAATCTGTGCGTTGCCACGGTTGCACATTAGTTTCTGGGCGCACGCACTTGCAAAGTTTGCCGCACTGACCGCCAACAAAACGCCACCGCCATACGTCATGCCAAGGTTCTTGGCGGCTGCGCTGTTTGTAAGGCTCCACAGCGCGTCGATCTCCATGCCACCACCATAAGCCATAGACCAGCCTGGGATGGTCACAGAGGCTAGAGTGACGACTGTATTAGCGATTGCAACAGTGGGAGTGCCAAGACCAGCCACAAATGGAAGATCAATGATGATCGCCGTTCCAGTGGTATCTGCATCAATCCCTGTGATCTCGTAGAAGCCATCAACACCCGTTCCACCAGCCCAGGTCACAAAGACATCGTTGCCGACTGCCACGGCTGCTGTAAGGCCATGAGCGCCTGCGCTGTCGAGCTGCACTAAGCCTGTGTTGTCTTGATACGTCAGAGTGATAAAAGTGGCAGCGGGCTGAATAATACTTACAGGATCAAGATCACCCAAGACTAAGGGTGGGGGAATGGTCAAGCTAATAACGGGAGGCGGTCCAAAAGACAGTTCTGCCAGATCATCGCCAGCAGTCACCCGGATTCTGAGGTTGTCGTTAAAAGGCCCGATGACTTTCGTCTCGTTGGTCACCGAGGTTAAAAGTTCTGTCTGTTGCGATGAATAACTGTCGAAAACGCGCTCGATTGTAGCGGTCCCTGCTCCTGGCCCACTGTAAAGCGCCACCCTATCGCCAACGGGCAGGTCAAAATCAAAAGTTTGGTTTGGATTGATGAACATGATTTTCCTTTACGCGATTCTGTACCAAGAGTTAGTGGGCTGGTAGAAACGAATGCGGAACTGGTCACCAGCTGATAGGGCCGCTAGACCATTTCCATAAATTGCACTTGCACCGTTTAAATTGATCGTGAAGGCTGTGATCTGCTGGGTTGTTGTCACAATGGGAACGTAATGGTTCCAGATGCTAAAGTTCCAGCAGGCTGCAACAACATCCATTGCTGTTCAGAAACTGGAGTTGGCACCGAGATATTGAATCCCGTGCCAGGCACGAACAGATTGACTGCAAGAGTCGGCGATGCAAAGCTCTGCTGAAAGAAGGTTAAAAGAGAGCTGACAGGAAGGCGCCTGGCGTCTCCATTGTTGGGCGTGTAGACCGCGAACTGGTCACCAGGCGAGACCTGTGCAAGAAGCGGAAGCTGATTAATGGTGGGCATGATGTCCTCAGTAAGAGTTGTTGTTCGAGACGTTTACAGGCTCAAGGTAACCCTCTGAGCCAGTCTGGACAGGATTCTGTGGTGGTGGAAGGAAAGGATCGTCAATGCGCCAGGGCTTCTGGCCAGCACCAGCAGGCATGGTCCTTGGCAGCTGCATTTCGATGGGGTGGGTCGCTCTTTGGAGTAATACGTTGTAAGCCTGCTTTGCTGTGGCCTTTACCTCAACGGCCACCTGCTTGCCAAAGCTCGGCGCAATTCGGATGGCAAGGTTGGTATAGATTGCCTCATACGCAGAATCTGGTACCTCAGTCTCCTGATCGAGGTCTGAGTCCTGGGGGTTTGATGGAAGCGGGTAGGCAAGTCGTATTCCTTGAGCGTTCCATGTGGCCATCATCGTATCAAGACGACGAAGCGCAGACTGGAGCTGCTCGGGCTGCAAGTCAAAGATGTATGACGCTAAGCCAATCTCATCGAAGGCTTGCGTGACAAATTGCCTTTTAGTCCAGCCCATCATCTCCCTCAACTTTCTCGGCGATTGCGGCAATCAACTTCTTGTCGCTGGTTCGGCCATCAAACTTAATATCCAACTCCTTGGCCATTTGCTCGAGTTCTGCTCGAGTCGGCGGTGCGTCTTCGTCCACCATCTCTTCGAGCTTTTCAGGCTCGGCCACCGCAGGCGTTGCAAAACCACAAGCCTCTTCTCGAGTGGCCATCCAGCCCTCTTTAAGCATCAGCTGGCGCTCTGCCTCGTCTTGAACTGCGCGGTACGAATACCGCTTGCCATTGAAATTGCCTGGACCGTCGGGCTTGTAAACAAAGGCGGGGAATTGCATTATTTTTTCCTTGCTGTTTTTGCTGACTCTTTGAACGCCTTTGCAGTCGGCGCACCCTTTGTGCCAGGCTTTCTCATTCGCTCTGGTGTTTCACCAGCAGCTTTCTGGCGCTCAATGCGCTTGCGTTTGGCAGCGATGTTTGCATAAAGACCTGGAGGCTTCTTCATTTCTTAGCGATCCTCTCTGCCATCATTGCTTGCTTGGCGGCCAGCTTCTTGACCATCGACATACGGGAGCGGTCTGCCATGATCTCTTGCGCTCTCATGACTGTTTCCATGTCCATCTGCGCCTTGAACTTGCGCTCGTCGTCCATCTCTTTGCGCTCGTCTCGCAGCTCAACCTTTGCAAGCTTGACCATTGCGTTGTTCTTGCTTGCAGGCTTCTTGGCGGGTGCTTTCTTGGCCATCATTTTCATGCCATCTTCCTTTTCTTCTTAGCAGGTGCTTTACTGGGCTTGCCAGCTTCCATTGCAGCTTTCCGTGCCACATTCAGAGCAATTGCAACTGCCTGCTTGCGGGGCCGTCCAGCCTTCTCTTCCATCTTGATGTTCTTGCCGATGGACTTGCTTGAGTAACCCTTCTTGAGCGGCATGGTTATTTCCTTTTTTTGCCGGGTTTGGGTTTCTTCATGGGTGTTGGTTTGCTTGGGTAGATCAGCATCACAGACTCCTTAAGAACAGGCCCAGGGGATTAGCCTGGGCCTTGGGTTTAGCTTACTCGATAGCTAACAAACACACCAGCAGCGGTCTGAACAGTCAGGAAGCGGCCAGAGGTTGCAGTAGCCACTTCGTCATCACCAGTAACAGTGTGGTCAGCAGCAGCAGTTACTGTGAAAGTGTCCGGGCCGGTGTTGATAACAGACCACTCAACGCCTTCGCCAACAGCCAGCTCAACGGCAGCGGCCATCACAGTACCCGTGGGAACCGTACCAGCAACAGCAGCAGCCGTTGTCGAGGTAACGATGCCACCAAGGATAGCAGCGGCAGACACAGCGCCCGTGACGTTCACAGCAGTAGCGGTGACATCAAGGCGGCCACCCGTCAACTCAGGGATTGTGGGAGCGACACCTACGTTGTAGAGAACTTCTGTGGCGCCAGCTTGGATCTGGATGGTTGCCCCACCAGTAAACGGGCCAAACACTGTGATCTCGTTGTTTTCAAATACCCCAAGCAGGTCTGACTGCTCTGGGAAGTTAGGAAAGCCAACAATCTCAAATGCTTGGGCTTCAGCGTAAGAAGCGACAGCAATGCTTCCACCTGCTGGGACGGTGATGGTTGCATCACCTTGTGAGAAAACGATTGTGCTCATTTTTTTACCTTTCGTGGTATCGGGGGGCCGAAACCCCCCTTATTTAATTAAGGTGCAGGCTGACCAAAAATCAAGATTCCTGACATCTCAGGCTGCTTGTTCACCACGCCGAACATCGTATCGAGACGATACTTGATCTTCATTGTGTTGATGTCATAGAACTTCTGCATGACAAGCTCGATGCCCTGGTCGGTCGTTCCCCGCATGATTGCAACACCAGCATCCGAAGGAATGGCAAAGCGGCCTGGGAGGATCTCCAGTGAATCTTTTTGCCAGAACGGGTTGATGGTTGCAGCATTCACGTTTAGGTAAGTGATGGGTGCGGCAGCAGCGGCGGTCACATCTACGTTTTGATACTGCTCTGCGGCATCGCCACCCTGACCAGAGATGATCGGGGGAGAGATAACAAGAGTAGTCGCATTCGTAACTGAGATCACACGGAAGGTCTTCAGCTGACCCGTAGACTGCTTGGTGATGTGATGGACAGCCTCAACACCGTCGATGGTGAAGCAATCGCCAGCAAGCACGCCAGTCGTGTCGTTTACCGTCACGGTCTGGAAGCGGTTATCGACGTTACTGACTTCACCACTTGTGGACACGGAAGTTGCCTGGGGAACATACATATTGCCACCAGCCAGAGTCGTGTCGATTGTGTCACCAGCGCCACCAGCAGCTTGCAGGCGGTTTGCATAGTCGAGCTTATAGGTCTCAAAGCCAGCCACATTACCAACGAAAGCACGCTCGTAAGCAACATTAGACTTGTCACCATTGAAGGATCGAGCCGTAGCACTTGCGAGGTTGTTGGCCATGTTGTTGTAGTCGCGGCTTGAAAGGGCAGCGTAGCGGTCAAACATCTGAACGCCCTGCTCATTCATGATCGCGTCAGCAGCAGCGATGTCGTTAAAACCCGTTGCAGCACCAACGATTGGCACAACAAGAGTACCTTGGTTCGATGCGACATTCATGATCTGAATGTTGATGTCCGAGGCAAGCTTTTGCTTGGCAGCATCACCAAGACGGTTTTCTTGCAGGGCATCACGCAGCTCGACGGCAGACATAATGAAGGGAACCGAACGATTGAAGCCAATCGTTGCAGGCACCGACAGCTGGGTGTAATCCTTAAAGTTACCAGTCATGTCCAGGAGGAAGGGACTTCCACCAAACGACTGGGAGATATAAGGCATTGGACGGGAGATGACGTTGTTGGTGCGCTCCATCATTGTCTGATCGGTGTTGTAGATCGAGACATTGCGCGAAAGCACTAGAGCGTCGTTAAAGCCCTCGAGGATGTCCTCGAACGCTACGCGCTCTTCTTTGGAAAATGAGTTAGACATTTTGAAATCCTTTGGATGTGGTTAGAGAATAAGTTTTAACATTCTCATCCAAAGCCTGGATGGTAGGGCATAAAATGTCTGCCGATTGATGGTTGGCGAAACCGTAGTAATTATTCTAAGCCTTTTTTTGCTTTTTGTAAGCATACACCTTGGAATAATCGCCAGTTCGTTCTGCATCCTGGCGGAGTCTCTCCAGGTTCGAGTCAATTGCACCTCGAATTGGGGCTGTGCCGCCTACGGTCTTCTCTGGCGGGGGTGGTGTTCTCTTTCCTGTTACTTTCAATTGGGTCTCCAGTTTAGCGATGGCAAAGGCAAACTTCACGGGGTCATCAATGGATGCCAGCTCTTTTGCCTTCTTAGGGTTTTTACCAAGGGCATAGATCACAAGCGCCGGGTTCTCAGCACCTTGGATTACCACGCCCTGCTGGGTAATGTTGAGCATCTCTGCTACCGTTGACTCGGCGTCCTCGAAGTCTTTGACCTTTAGGGATGTTCTTGGGCTTGCTCTTCCTGACGCTTGGCCTGGGACAGCTGCTCTTCATAGCGGCGTTTCTTGTCGAACCAATCCGAGAGCGAAGCCTCGTATTTGCTGGTGTCGTAATCGAAGTCTTCCAGCTCGGGCTTCTTGCTTGGGGCCGCGGCGGCCTGCGGTGCCTGCTGCTGGGCAAGCCTGGCTTCTAGTTCTCTTATTCGCTTCTGGTCTTCCCGGTTCTTCTTGCGGAGGTCGCGCACCCACTCTGGTGCCGCTTCTTTGTCCTCTTCAACGGGTTCGTCACCAATAGTAACGGTGATCTCTTCAGGCTCGGCCTGTGGCGCCTGTTCTTCTTGTTGCTCTGCTTCTATTTCTTGCGCTGGCTCTTCAAGGTCTTGCTGGTCCTGAAGGTCTGCAAGGTCTACTTCAGGCGCTTCGGCCTGCTCTTGTTCTGCTGGCATTACTTTCTCCTTTGCTCGACCATCTACGGCTGGCCGGATGCCGTTACTCTTCTTTAACTATTTTCTTGCGCTGCGCCTCGGCCCTCTTCTCCCACTTGGGTACAGCTTTGGCCATTGCGCTATCAACTGACCTGCCTATCGACTCGAAGGCCTTGACTGACTCATTGTGATCACTAATTCGCTGCCGTATTTGTTTGCGAATTGTCTCTGCTCTTCCTCTGATGCTTTGTACAGAAGCGGTTCGTCCTCTTTCATCCTTGCTGACTGGGAGGTTGTCGA